CGACTTTGTAACTTATACACGTTTAAATGCTAACATAAATGTAGTATCTGATAACGTTACTGCAGCTGAAACACGTTTAAATGCTAATCTAGACGTTGTACAAGATAATGTAGCTGCCTTACCTGATAGCGCTGCTAACGACTTTGTAACTTATACACGTTTAAATGCTAACATAAAAGTAGTATCTGATAACGTTACTGCAGCTGAAACACGTTTAAAAGCTAATCTAGACGTTGTACAAGATAATGTAGCTGCTTTACCTGATAGCGCTGCTAACGACTTTGTAACTTATACACGTTTAAACGCTAACATAAATGTTGTATCTGATAACGTAGCTACTAATGCGACTGATATTACAGCTTTAGAAACTCGTAGGACTAATAATATTGCAGGCGCTGTTTCTACTATTACTACTGAAAACTTAACTGCCTCAAGAGCTTTAACTTCAGATGGTTCAGGAAAAGTTGCTGTATCAGATATAACTTCTACAGAACTTGGGTATCTTGATGGGGTTACTTCAGCAATTCAAACTCAATTAAATGCTAAAATTGCGACCACAGATTCTGCGTCTAATGATTTTGTAACTTATACTCGTTTAAATGCTAATGTAGATGTTGTACAGGACAATGTAGCAACAATTACTGCACGATCTGATGCTTACGGAACATACGCAAATACACAACTAGGGCTTAAAGCACCCCTTGCTTCTCCAACTTTTACAGGTGTTCCAGCGGCTCCTACTGCTGCTGCAGGTACTAGTACTACTCAACTTGCTACTACTGCTTTTGTTGGAACAGCAGTAGCAAATCTTGTAGATGGATCTCCAGAAGCTTTAAATACTCTAAATGAATTAGCAGCAGCCCTTGGAGATGATGCTAATTTTAGTACTACAGTTCTTAATCAAATTGGTACTGTTTCTTCTAATACTGTTACAAATGCAACTAACATTACAGCCTTAGAAACTCGTAGAACTAATAATATTGCTGGTGCTATATCTTCTGTTACTACTAGTGACTTAACCGCCTCAAGAGCTTTAGCCTCTGATGGTTCTGGTAAAATCGCAGTTTCCGCAGTAACTTCGACAGAGTTAGGATACTTAGATGGCGTAACTTCTGGTATCCAAACACAGTTAGATGCTAAAATTGCAAGTGCCTTCTCAACAATAACTGGGACAGAACATACAACTGGAACATACAACTCGTATGCAATTGGAGTTACTGTAACAAATGTTAATAACGTTTTTGTAAGTCTCAATGGAATAACACAAAGACCTTCTGAATATGTTTTAGGAGCTTCTGGAGCGAACGTTCAATTTAAAGATGCTTCTTTACCTTCAGGGTTAGCATTAGAGTTTCGAACAATTTCGTAAATTTTAATTTGACTTCTACTACTCTATAAAGTAAAGTATAAATAACATATTTTAAAAGGTGAAAAATTATGGCACGAATGAAAAGAATTCCTAAATCAGCTTACGGACCAGCTAGGTGGGAAACTATGGGTAGAGATACCCGTAGTAAAAAGACTCAACCTTGGTGTGCATTTTATACGCCGCTTGGACGAATGGTTACTAAAGCTGTAGGTCGTCGTCCAACAGGAATGAGTGAGGAAGAGCATTGTGCTGCTAAAACACCTTTCAGAAACATGGTAATTAGGAAATATAAGTAATGCCTCGTATCGGTCCTGCACATAAAAAGCTACAACCAGTTCGTGGTGGTTTTGCTAGAATTAGCCCTACAAAATCAATGACAAAAAAAGCAACTTATGTCAAGGCAGCTACTAAAAAAAGGAAGAAATAAATGGTAACCAGAGTTGATAAATTTCTAGGTGGACTTGGAATTGACGCCACAAATAAGTTTGAGGTTCAAGCTAACGCTACTGTTACTGTTGGCAATGGAACTTCTACAGGTAACGTAAAGGTCGGAGGAGAAGTTGTTTCTTCCACTGTGGATGCAACTACTCTAAAAATTGGAGGAACTGCTGTAAGTGCTACAGCTGCTGAACTTAACTATGTCGATGGTGTAACCTCTGCAATTCAAACTCAGTTAGACGCTAAACTAGCTTCTGCGAGTTATACTGCAGCAGATGTTTTAACTAAGATTAAAACTGTCGATGGTGCAGGGTCTGGTTTGGATGCTGATTTACTTGATGGAGTTAGTAGTGCCTCATTTTTACGTTCAGACGCAACAGATTCAGCGTCAGGAGCATTAACATTTAGTGGTGGACTAACAATGACAAGTGCGTTAACATTAAACGCACAAAATGACTTACGATTTGCAGATTCTGATAGCAGTAACTGGGTAGCTTTTCAAGCCCCCTCAACAATCTCATCAAATATCACCTGGACACTTCCTGATGCAGATGGTAGCACTGGGCAGGTTTTAAAAACCGATGGTTCTGGAAATTTAGCTTTTACAACTGTTAGCACTGGCTCAAACCCTGCTACAACTTTAGCCGTAGATACAGATTGTGGCACACTGTCTAGTACCCTAGACGATGGACGCGACGCTTTTGGAATAGCTATTGATGACGCATTAACAGACTTAGATTTAAGAACGGACCCCACTAACCAATTAGGCACTGTAGATATGGGTGCATTAACATAAGGAGAATAAAAAATGCCTACACAATTACAATTTAGGAGAGGAACAGCTGCTCAAAACAATTCATTTACTGGTGCTGCTGGCGAAATCTCCACTGATACTTCAGATTATGCATCTATTAGAGTGCATAATGGATCAACTGCTGGAGGTATTAAAGTACTTCCTTCAGGAATGATTTGTATGCACGGTGCAGCGACTGCGCCTTCCGGTTGGATACTTTGCGAAGGAGCAGCAGTTAATCGTACCACATACTCAGAACTTTTTGCTGTTATTGGTACAACTTATGGAGTTGGCGACGGGTCTACGACTTTTAATGTTCCTGACATGAGGGACCGCGCCCCATATGGTGCATCTACCTTTACTCTTGGTAGTAAAACTGGTGGAGAAATTAATGCCAGTGCTCAAAACTCTTCTGGGACAGGAACTACAGGAGCAGGTACAACAGGAGGAAGTACTACAGGAACAGGTACAACAGGTTCGGGCGGTCCTACTACTCACAGTGTAACCACTGCCACCTTTGCTACTTCAGCGAAAGACTCTTCTACCTCTAGTGCTGTTACTGCTGTAAGTGATCACGCAACTCACACTCATAGTATCCCAGGACTATCCGTTCCAGGATTATCCGTTCCAGGATTATCTATTCCAGCTTTAACAATTACTCACCCAGCGGTAGCTGTAAAGTTTATTATCAAAATTTAATGGTGAATTACTATGTCTGATGAGATAAACAAAGAAATTGATTTATTACATGAAAGAACTCAAGAAACTAAATCTTCTTTGAGCACTCATGAGGCTGTTTGTCAGGAAAGATACAATAGAATTATGGAAAATCTTCAAGCATTACATTCAGATGTAGCTGCACTAAAAAAACTTGCAACAGAAGGTAGAACCAGTTTAAGAACTTTATTTTTTGTAGGAGCAGTTATAGGAGGATTAATAGCAGCTTTATCAGCTTTTTCAAATATTAAATGGTAGGGGATAATGTCAGAACAATTTTTTAAAGTACCAGTAGAACGCTTACTAGATAAAATTGTAGTAGGTGAACATCGCGGAATTAAATTTAATGAGTCTCAATGGGCAATGGTTAGTGGTCTTGAAGAAAGCCGATTTTGGGTACATATATCTGCCCGAAGAACAGGAAAAAGCTTATCTGCATCAATTTTAGCTTTTGCTAAATTACTAGAACCAAACCAACAAGTTATGATTGTTGCTCCTAACTTTTCTCTTTCTTCAATTATTTGGGATTATACAACTGATATTATTAAAAATTTACAAATAGAGGTTGAACGATTTAACCAAAAAGATAAAGTAGTTAGACTAATTAATGGTTCAACTTTTAGACTATTGAGTGCTAATAACAGGGATAGTTTAGTTGGTAGAGCAGCAAACTTATTAATTGTGGACGAGGCGGCTATTATTGACGATGATGAATACTTTACAAGAGACTTGCGACCTGCTTTGTCTACTTATGAAGATTCTAGAGCTTTATTTATCTCAACTCCTAGAGGAAAAGGTAATTATTTATATAATTACTTTTTAAGAGGGGAAGATACTGAATATCCTGATTGGGGAAGTGGATTATATACTTGGAGAGCTAATCCTTTTTTAAAAGAAAAAGATATTGATGAAGCTCGTCGATCATCAACAAGAAAACTTTTTGCACAAGAGTACGAGTGTGATTGGACAACAACTGAACTTCAAGTATATGAACTAAATGAAGAAAAACATTTAATTGACTTAAGTCATGTACAGGCTAGAGATCGTCGTTTTGATTTTATTGCGGGACTCGATGTTGGATACAGAGATGAAAATGTTTTTGTTGTTATAGCAACGGATGGTGACGAATTTTTTCTTGTAGACGAATACGTTTCAAATGAAACTACAACAAGTACTTTAGCAGAAGAAATACAAGAAAAAATTGATGAGTGGGGAATTGATACTATCTACATTGATAGTGCTGCACAACAATTAAAAGCCGATTTAGCCTATGATTATGATATTTACTGTGAAAACGCAATTAAAAGTGTCAATGACGGCATAGCTGCTGTACAAGTTTTAATTGAAAATGATAATTTGTTTGTAGATGTGAATAAATGTGGACATACCTATTCATCTTTAAGTAGTTACAAATGGAATCCAAAGACAGAAAATCCAAAACCTGTTCATGATTGGGCTTCTCATGCTAGTGATGCGGTTAGATACGCTATTTATACACACCAAAAACGATCAGTTGGTATATTTGCAGCAGCATGATTTTACGAGATACTCAGCTTATTATTTTAAATTATAAAAGATTAGACAATGTTTTAAGAATAGCGTATGCTTTTCAAGAATTTATGCCGATATTAGTGGTAAACAATGGAAATAACACAAAACTTGAAATACCAAAAGTGTTATTTCACAATAATGAAGAAAATAAATGGTGTATTGACCGATGGTATTGGGCAGCTAAGTCTAAATTTAAATATTCTATCATTTTAGACGATGATATTTTACCAACTAAGCATTGTTTATTAACTTTAAGAAAAACAGTTGAAAAATACCCCACTTCTTTAGTAAGTATTTATGGAAAAAACAATTTAAAAGATGCAAAATCTTACAAAGAGTTAAAAGATGTGTGGTGTGTAGATAGAGATGTGGATGTAGCTGTAGGTTCTTGTGTCGCTGTAGACAATGATAGCTTAAGAGTTATTTTTGATGATTATGTAAAACCCTGGGGAATTATAAAAAGAGGAGATGATATACTAGTATCTTTATCTATGTCTCATTTTTATAAAACTAAACACAAAACCATCTCAACTGAGGTAACATTATTACCAGAAAAAGATGTGGGACTAAATACACACAAAAATCATGAAGAATTAAGAT